GGGCCAACTACATGGCTCAATTGGTTGTCCAAAGGCTCACAAACCTGCCTAGCGAGTCGTTTACCAATGCGGCTATGGAGTGGGGAATCGAACAAGAAAAATTTGCCAGGGCCGCGTATGAGTCAAAGATGGGACTTCTTGTTGACCAAGTAGGGTTTATCCACCATCCGAGCATTGAGAAATCTGGTGCTTCCCCTGATGGGCTGGTGGGGGAAGATGGTTTGGTGGAGATCAAATGCCCCAACACTGCAACGCACATTGAGACATTGCTTGGCACAGAGGTTGACAAGAAATACTATGACCAGATGCAATGGCAAATCCAATGTACAGGCAGAAAGTGGTGCGATTTTGTGTCGTTTGACCCACGAATGCCAGATCATTTACAACTGTTTATCAAGCGGGTGGAACGCAATGACTTCTACATTGCCGAACTTGAAAAAGAGGTTATCCAGTTCCTCAAGGAAGTGGAAGACAAAGTGGCAAAACTCAACAACATTAAGGTGTGAAAATGGACAAGAAAGACAACTCAGGCGTACTTTTTAAGAACGATAAGAAAGAAACAGGCAACCAGCCCGACTATAAAGGAAACATTACTGTTGCTGGTGTGGAATACTGGCTCTCAGCTTGGATCAAAGAGGGCAAGAGTGGCAAGTTCATGGGCTTGGCAGTCAATCCCAAAGACTCTCAGCCGCCAGCGTCTAATCCACGCAAGGCAAAAGACATTGATGACTCAGAAATTCCCTTTTGATAAACCTCACGGGGCTTCGGCCCCAACTTAACAGGAGTTGACATGACAAAGTTAGACAAAATCTGGTTTGATAGCATGGTAGAAAAGTTCTTTGGAACACCAGCATTCAAACTCTCTCGCAAAGAAGACCCTGCCACTTCTCACCAAGCGGCGCAAGCGGTTGACACAACAAAGATGGAATCCTTGGTCTATGAAACCATTGCCGCCTATGGGCAAGAGGGTTGCATCTCAGATGATGTGCTTGCCAAACTGCCATTCCTGCCCTATTCCTCTGTCACAGCCCGTTACAAGGCACTGCTCGACAAAGGCTTCATTGAGATCATTGGGACTCGCAAGGGCATCTCTGGGCGGCTTCAAAGGGTGATGCGGAAAGTAGGGTAAATACCTATTCCAATGTCTGTCAGACAAGGCAGAATTGGCGCATGAACCAACAACAAACAACCCGTTTAAATGCTTTCTGGCAGGATGTAGAGGCTCACAAGGCTCTCAATCCATCCATGCCAGAACAAGCCCTTGTAATCCTCAAATCTGTGGCTTTGGATGCTCTCCTTGCCGCACAAGACATTGAATTGATAGGAGTTGATGATGAGAACAATTGATTTTGTGCCTTTTAATTGGGATGACCCTGACTTCAATCCAGAGATTGACCGCATCGAGGTTGATTATGAATGGCATGAAGGCGATTCATCTGTGGGTCTTTTGGCAATGTGTGAAAAGACTGTGAAGTGGATGCGCTTTAATCTGCAAATCAAGGACATTACTGATGAATTGTCTTATGCTGATTTGGCATATCTGAAGCATGAAATCAACGAGAACGACAAAAAAGCATTTGATGATGATTGAGAAGATTGACACATACACAGTTCAGCAGCCTGGGGTCATGGATGACAGGATCAGGGTCAACAGTGGTGTTGCCTATCGTTGCACCATCTGTGGGCTGATCTGGACTGATGAAGCCAAAGCAATCAAGCATGAGGAAGCCCAACATGAAAACTGAAGAAGACGAGGCATTTGAGGAATTGGCAAAGCGCCAGGGTGATTGGGGTCTTCAAGGGTCACGCAAGCACCAAATCATGCGTTATGCAGAAAACATGGAGCGCAACCAAGTACTTGAAGAAGTCGCTAATGAATTGGAAACAAGGTTTACAGGGCCATTTGGCAGGGACACAGTGGCATCGTTTGCCGCATTTGTAAGAGGGATGAAGAAATGACACCATTGATTAAAGAAATGGTCAAAATGGTTTCTGTTGAAAACTTTGACCCAACACAGATGCAATGGTTTGATGTGACTGGCGCAATCAAAACGCATATTGGCGCAGACCCCAAACGCTATCTACTGCATCCAGCCCCATACAAAAACATGATGCTTTGTTGTCGTATCGCACAAGGCGATTTCATGTTGTCGGTTCTTGCAAATCCTGACGCAACCATAGTCACCGGCTGGATATTAAAGCCAACTGAATACAAAGCGCTTGGTTCTTTTTTGTTTGCTGAACATAACGGAGAACCAAAAGTTGGCCCTGTTGATAAGCCAATTGACCCCATAGACCAACGCATAATGATTGGCATTGTGGCTATGTTTTACGCATCGCTGGACACCAAAGTTGAGTCATATATGCCAACAGCAAAAGACACATTTACTAACCGCAGAAAAATCAAAGAAGGTAAACGACCAACATACGACTGGCACACAGTTGTTATTGAGCCACCAAAGACTAAACAAGAACATCAAGGCGGCACACACGCAAGCCCTCGCAGACACCAAGCAAGGGGTCATTGGCGCACTTATAAGTCAGGCAAGCGTGGATGGGTAAAAGAGTGTTGGAAGGGGGATGCAACAAAGGGAACAGTATTTAAAGATTATGAAATAGGAGAACAAGCATGACTTGGCCTTTCCCACAACACCCGCTACCACCATACAGGGAACCAAAAAACCCTGTGCCCAAGTACCCAACAGACACAGAGGAAGCGCCGTTATGACTCAAGAAGAAATCGACATACTGTGGCAACAGGCTATGCGAGAGTCAGTCAAGGATGGTGAGACTTTTACCCGCTACCACTTTGCCAAGATGGTGGCAGATAAAGTTAGCCGTGAGTTGGGGCTTAACTACGAGGATCAAGAAACGATTGAAATTGAATACCGATTAAAAGCGCAAGAAGATGATGTTGAAAATACTTTGCATTGGCACGCTCTGAATTACCGCACAGCCTTAACAGAAAACGCGCAAGAAATGTTTGAAGCCCTTGAAAACTATGTGCGTGAAAAAATAAATGAAAACAATCAAGAGCGTAAAAAATTGGTTGGGCTGACAGTTGAAGAAATAAAAGAATGCAAATTTCAATCTGTTAACGGCACTGGTTGGTCTACCGACATTGACATTGACCAATTGGCAAAGAATATTGAATCCGCACTCAAGCAAAAGAACGGCTACGCCGAGGAAAAAAACACATGACACAAGATGAAATCATCAAAGAGTCAGAAAAAGTAAGTGATCTTTACAGCAAATATAAGGTTGTTCAAGGAGATGAAACCATGCGGTTTACTGCTGAATCTTATAAGCTATTTGTGGAATGGTCACAGGCTTGCATTGCTTTGCAAAACAAAATGAGACAACATCATGCCCAGACCTCAGAGTGAATTAACTTCAGTCTCCAAAACCATCAGTGCAAGGCTTGCCCCTGCTTACTACGCTGAATGGAAGCGTTTGGGAGGTGTTGCTTGGTTGCGCCAATACCTCTTGCAAAGCATCAAGAACCGAGAACAGCAAAAGCCTCGTTAGTGTGCTTAATCCTGTCATCTAGGCCAATAGTCCCGCCATTGATCTTCTTTGTCAATCCAACCCAATCAGCAGCTTCTGCCAAGCGATTACAGTCGTGTGTTGACCAGAACCATCCAGCAGTCAGTGCCGCATACTTGGGCGTGGCAACAAGGTCAGGCTCCATCACAAAGTCTACTCCCAGGGCTTGTCCAGCATGGAAATAATTGGCGTGGCCCGTCAATTGGATGCAACCACGGCCTCTGAAGCGATACCCGTCACCAGATGCCTCATCCCTGTTGCCCATGCGTGAGGAATACACCTTGTTGGCAATCTTCTTGGGATTCTTGGCATATTGGTTGGCAATCTCAAGTGTTGGGAACCTTGTTTTCCATAGTTTCATCAAGGTTTCAGCCCGATAGTTGAGGTTTTCTTCCAAGATGCGGAAGTTACCGCATTCATGTCCACATTGACCGATAAAAGCCGCTTGTTGGCGCTTTGTAGAGATGTTAAAGGTGTTAAATGTCTCATTTAGAGCATCCACCCATTCAGGGCCAATATGAAGTTTCTTGAGTTGTTCAGCGTTTACCATTGATTATCTCCATTGCTTTCTCGTATGCAGAGATACACGCATTCAATTGGGCCGTGTTTCTGTCGCCTTGGGCGATGATTTCTGCGATTGCGGCAAGGGTTGCTCTGTCGGAGTCAGAAGTTTCAGGAACCTGTCTGTCAGGTTCACTTCTTGTTTTTTGGCTATCTCCGCTGGGAGTGGGGGCATTTGGGGTGGTTTGTATACAACTTGGGGTTTGGAGGCGCAACCGACCATCCCTAATAGCACGATCCAAAGAAGACTGTTTCTGACTAATGACATTGTTTGCCTCCAAAAGTTTGGTTGATTGTTCGTTCAGTTGTTGGGAGAGTTGACGCTCCTTCTCCCTAGATTGCTCGTTTTTCCTGGCAATCTCTGCTTGCATCTCGCCATCCCTGGCAATCCAGCCCTTGTGGTGACCCCAAAAGTAGGCAGATGTGCAGACAGTAATAGCCCCCAAAATCATCCAAGGATTAGGAATCATCATGCCAGTGCCGCCTCTCTCCTTGCCTGGGCGATCTCCTCACGCACAGAATCAGGTTCTAAGTGGTTTGGCGGGGTTGTAGGGGGCGGTGGAGGTGTCCAAGTCTCATCCAAGGGAGGATTGACCCAAACAGGCATGGCATTGGACTGCACAACAGGGATAGAAGGGCTTACAGGGGCGCTAGAAGGGGCTTCAGAGGGCTTAGAAGGGCTTGGAGAGCCAGCAATCGTCTGAGTGACAGCGCCAACAGCCCTTTTGCCCACAATGCCACCTATTCCACCTACTATTAGCAAAACTATATCGTTGAGCATCTTGGTGTAGGCTTGGTCAATCGGGGCCATTGACTTGATCGGCTGAACAACAAAAGTCACCGAATAAAGCAGGGCAAACACGATTCCTGCCAGGATTAGCGTAATCATTACGACTACGAATCCCCAAATCCTAACTTCGATCTCATCTGGTGTCAGTTTACTTTTTAACATCTTCTACCTTTGGAGGTTCAACAGGTTTGTTGGTCAAAACAGGGGCTACAAGATATTCAGGACAGGTTTGGGTGAACAAACACCTGGGTTTCTGGCACTCAGGGAGGTCAAATTTGTCAGGATTCTGGCAAATATATCGGTATCTGTCTTCGCATCCAGAAAGTAATATGACGCAAAGTAATGAAACTGCTATCACAATGTACAAAAACTTATTTTGATTCATTGCGATGTTTCTCCAATTGTTGGCGTTCATACTCTAATTGCTGGCGCAGTCTCTCCATGCGCTCAATCTGCATTTTGCTCTCTCTTTGTGCCGCCAATGTGTCATAGTAAATCGACCCTATCAGCGGGAGCAGTAGGACGAAAACCAAGACCATTGCAACCAATGCGACTAGAAACCCCATCTTACTTTTCGATCCATAACTAGGAGACTGAAGAACAGGATCAGGTACAGGACGAACACTAAACAAGCTACCCCGTAGATTGCCTTGTCTTGGATTGCGCTGATTACCTTTCTGCGTTGCCATTCAGCCTCTCTTTGCCGTTTCTCTTGTGCCAACCTTGCTTCTTCTTGTTCTTCAATGATTTGCACCCGCATTGCATTGACTCTGGTATATAAGTTCCCCAACTCAGGTGGGCTTTGATACACCATAATCTCACGAATTTCCTTTGCCAACTTCTCAAACTGAGTCTTTGCCAATTCCCTGTTTAACGCCGACTCCATGATGTTTTGATTCGGGTCATAAACAGTCTTAGACTTCTCTTCTTCTTCACGAATGTGGTCTGCAAGCTGTTGCTGAACTTTGAAGAACTGCGACAGATTCGCTGCCAAGTCAGCCACAACACGACCTTCATCCCAAACTTCGGCTTCAGCCTTTTTCGGCTTGGGCGCAACAACAGGCTCTGTGGGCTTGGGCTTTTTCTTCTTAAAGAAGCCAAAGAAGCCACCGACTTCTTCAGCAATAGCTTGGACTTCCTTAACTGTCTTTTGAGCCTGGGCGACAGTGCCTTTGACCTCTTTGTAGAGTTCACAGCCTTTGCGAATAGCTGCGACACAGCCATTTGCCATTGCCAGAAGGGTGAGAGGATCAATGTCTGTCTCCTACTTGGCTTGCTCTATGTATGCGTCCCAATTTATGCCTTCTGGAGATGCGCCTCCAGTTGTCGCTTGAGTTGGAGCAACATTGCCTTGTGGAAGTCTTATCTTCCTTTCAATTTCATTGATATATTCACTATCAATGACACCAGACTTGTTTAGTTGCTCTGCAATCTTTGCAGAAACAGCACCAAAATACTTTGGATTGTTTTGCCCTTTAGCAATCATTGCAAGTGCATCAGCGCCTTCTTTACTTGTCAATGCTCTTGACAGGAATTTTGGAGTCAACCAAAGAACACCAGCAGTTGATATTGCGCTTGGCAAATCAATCTTATTTGTAACAGTATCTGGCAATGTTAAATAAGCAAGACCACCCAATCCAGCCGCTTGAGCCGCGCCCATTGCTGCTGTTGCACCTTGAGTTCTGAGCGCAGTTGTACCAGCAAATGTTTCAGTACCAAACTGAGCCGCATTTGTAATGTCTTTTATTAAATTGGCTTTTTGTGAGTCTTTGAAAAGAAATGCAATTGTTTTCTTGAACTCAGGGTCTTGCATCTTTTTGCCAAAGTTTGCAATGTTATCTGGTGTGCTAAAAGCATTGCTTAAGAACCCATATTGCAGTTCATCGTACAGGCCTTTTGCTTGATCTTTTGGAAGATACTTTTGTGCTTCAACAATTGCCTTGAAAGCATCTCTTGTTCTTTCTGGTCTGTCAATGTTAAAAAGATATTCGCCAACAGCAGATGGCTCATCTTTCAACGCTTTTGAGATAGTCCCATTGTAAAAACCCTTCATTGCGTTTGCATATTCGTCTTGAGCATTCCAATAGTCACGCAATAAGGCATTGTTTGCAGTGGTTGCTTTTGTGCGACCAATTGCATCCTTCATTGTCTCAAGGTCTTTATAGTTGGCAAGATATTGTCCTGTTCTAAGACCTCCTGGCTGATCTACTCCACCAAGCAAACCTAACTTTCGTGCCAGGGCCTTTTCTTCCTCATTGCCAAAAGTAAGAACAGCAATCCTGTCCATTTCATTTCTTAAGCCCTGAGCATATTTGTTATACGCTCCCTCAAGAACAGTTGTTGCAACGCCTTCTTTCTTCGACTCTCTTGCGCCTGCAAGCAAGTTGCTTCTCAAGTCATGTGCAACACTGAATGAAATTTCATCATCTTGTTTCAATATGTCTTCAAGGGCTTTCCTCTTTTCAGCGCCAGCACCAGCAAACTTTGTTTTTGCAAGACGATCAAGTTCTTTTTGGGCATCAGACTTTAAGTTGCGAATATCAACAATAAGGCCGTCACCTTGCTGTTCCATTTGTTGATAGACAGGACGATATTTGTCCTTCATCGCAGTTTCGGCAACAGCAATAGCATTTTGGAATCTGTCTCCAATTGCCATTTGAGTTGGATCGCCTTGTTGCAATGCCGCTTTAAAAGCATCTGAAGTATCAAGCGTATCAATGACTTCTCTTGAGCCTTTTTGTAATGCTTCAGCAACTTTCTTTTGTTGTTCAGCAAATGATGCAGCACCGCTTGTATATTTCAATGCGCCTTCAATAGCTTGATCTGAAACATTGCCAGTAAGCTGACCTCTTGTAAGAGTTGCTCCACGACTAGAAAACCACTCTTGAGCAGCCTTTCTTGCGGCAGATTCTTCGGTATCAAAAGCGCCTTTATTAAAGCCAATTTCTTTCAAAGAATCTTTGCTAACCTTAAATGCTTTTCCAGCCAATGAAAATGCCAAATTTCCACCAACATCAAAAACAGCATTCTCAATGTTTGATTGAAGAAATCTTTTGCCAAATTCACTAGATAATGGATTTGTTCCTGTTAAGCTAGCCTCAACCAAGTTGCCAACACTTGTGCCAACGGCAGAGCCAGCTAAAGATGGGACAAATGGCCTAGTGACTGCTGGAGTGGCCTCACCCAAACGCAACATTGCCGCGCCAAATCTTGATTGAGGCGCAATAAATGGGATAGTTCCTGCCGCCATCCCAAACAATCCTGGGATAGATGTTTCGCCTTCTTTTGGACGAATATCAGGAAATGGCGCAATAGCTGCTTCCAAAGACTGAAGCGTTCTTTGTCGATTGGCTTCATCTTGTGCAGATGTAGAAGGGCCGATTACTCGACCTCCAGAAGCCTCTAGATTTTTGAGGTATTGATCCCAATCCATTACAGGCCAAGCCTTTCTTTAAGTTCTTTTGCCTTTAACGCTTCATCTTTGGTTGCCTGACCTTTCAAGGCTTTTTGCTCAATGGTTCTGTATGAGTCAATTTCATTGCGAATCTTGCCATACAAAATATTTGAGTTTGTTTTGTACCTTTGTTCTTCAGGCATTGCCGCCAATTGCTCATACATTGATGTTTCTGCTTTTGCCTCATCAAGTCCACGAGAAATCAACTTCATAATTGTTGGCAACTGTTGAGACACATTTGGTTGGCTAAGAATAAGCTGTTCCAACTCTTTGAGTGCCTGACTGCCAGGGAAATTCCTTGCAATCTTTTGAACAAATGAACTTTTCAGTGCTTCCAAGTACTCTGTATTTGATGCTTTTTCTGAAATTGGAACTCCAACAGCGCCCAAAACTCTTGACAAATTTGTAAGAGTAGAAGCGCCAGCACCAGTAAAGGCATCAGGAGCAAGTTTTCTAAAGTCAGAAAGGTCTTTTGTAAGGCCAATTTGAGCCTTGTATTGATCTCCAGCCTTAGTCCAAAGTGCGCCTTGATCTTTTGCCTCTTGACTTGCTTGAATTTGTTTAAGAAGCCCAGGCAAATTGGTGTCAACAGTTGTTTTTGGTGCGCCAGCAATTTTTGATTGCAACTGACGATCAAATTCCAACTTGTTTACTTGTGCAACTTGTTCTGGCGTGTAATCATTGAATGTCTTTTTGGCAGGAAGACCAAGTTCTCTAGCTGTTTTTAACCAATCTTCACTTGGCTTTGTTGTCATATCAACAAGTTCTAGTGTTCCTTTGTCAGTAGACCAATTAGCAATGCTTTCAGGAGTGAACTTTCCTGTTTTCAACAATTCAAACCCTTGAGTGGTCTTTGGTGCAAAGTATTGCTTTACAAGGTCAGGATTGGAAGCAACAGATGCCGCTTCATCTTCACTTAATCCAAATTTTGTCATCAACTGATTGATTCGGGCAGTTCTATCCATTGCACTTACATTCAAAGCGCCAGCTTCTGCTAGTGTTTTTTGAGCAGTTGCAGACTTTTGTGCTTGCTCAATTAAAGCACCTTGAATTGCACGATAACGATCTGCCGCCAATGCCGCACCTTGAACATCTCCAGCCGCTTGCAAAGCATTTGAATACTGAATCAAACCTTGTGGAGTGTTGGTATCAAACTGTCGTGCTAGTGCATTTCGTTGACTAATTAAACGCATCATTGGGTCTTCAGCGCCCATCAAACCAGCAATACCACCAGCGGCACGATTAGCGCCAGCCATGATATTTGCCCTAGCCAATTGCATAGGATCAAGTTGTGCCATAGCAATAGCATCTTGCATAGCTTGACGCTGTTGCTGTTGTTGATAGGCTTCAGGAGTTATCCCGAACAGTCCTTGAACGATACTTGGTTCTGCCATGATTACTCCCAACCTAAAAGTGCTGAAGTGTTATATCCACCAGAAATATCTGTTGGAGTGATATTGCCACCACTAAACAAACCCAACAAACTTGGGAAAGCATTTCCAATGGTGGTTCCCAAAATATTCCCAAACTGAGTGTTGCCGCCAGCACCTGACAATATATTTGCCAAAGGACTGTATTGCATTGAAGGCAATCTTGCCGCAGCACCTGCCGTAGTTCCTGCAATCCCCAACTGACCAGCCTTTCCACCAGCGGCTGAACTCAATGCTGACAATTGTTGGCTCAAAGACAGTGGTTGTTGACCAAGAGACTCAAGCTGAGTGCCCACACCAATACCAGTTGTAAATGGAGCATAACCGCCTGTCAAACCTTGCCCATAAGCACCAAGCAAGTTAGCACCTGTACCCATCAAACCAGCACCAAATTGGACTTGTTGTTGACCAGCCTGCTGTGCTTGCGCCGCCAATGCCGCATCTTGTTGAGCAATAGCGTTGTAATACGCCTCCATCTCAGGAGATGCCGCCCGTAGACCCTCTCCACCACCTGGGCGCATACCAGTTCCACCAACAGACAAACCACCTCGACCAGTTTGGAACAGTCTGTTTTGCAGTTGAGCAAGCTCACGCTCACGGCTAGGAGCAAGCAAATTCTGTTGTCTTGCCATGTAATCTGCCGCCACTTGCTCGGGTGTCTGAGCCAAGTATTGCTGACCCAGGCCAAACAAACCTTCTGCGCCAGCAGTCAAAGGCGCATAGCGACCAATTGCCTTCTCTGCTTCAGTCAATCCTAAACCAGACAAAGCCATGATGCGGTCTTGCATCGCCTTGAGTTCTGGGCTTATTGTGTATCCAGCACTTGTCAATTGACCTGTAACTGGATCAATTTGGAATTGGCTAGTTCCAAATCTTGTAGTTGTACCAACTGGTCTAAATTGAGCGCCACTTACTGCCCGACCAGTAGCCTCGTTAATCAATCTGGCTTGTTCTTCAGCGGCGGCGGAACTTTTTTCTCCTTGAACAAGACCTCCAGCACCTTGTAAAAGCCCACCTAAAAGCGATCCAAGTGCTTGTTGTTGTTGAGTAGTTGTTGCCATCCCAGTTCCCCCTAAGAGACTCTTTGCTAAATTTGCACCAGCCAATGCTTGAGATGCAGTTAATCCACCAGTTGCCGCAGTACCAGCACCACCAATTGTTGACCCTGTTCCATAAGCACCCATCCCCGCATCAAGTGCGCTTAGACCAGCAGCGCCACCACCCAAGGCGGCAGGCATTGCAGATGCGGCTCCATAAGTTCCCATGCCAGCATCAAGCGCACTAAGTCCAGCACCAGCACCAGTAGCACCACCAACCACGCCAGGAATGCCAGGAATTAGCCCACTAGCCGCCAACGCAGCAGTGCCCAAGATTGGCAAAGCATTCTGAGAAAGGCTTAAATCCTTATCCAGTTGCGCCAAATTTTGGGTAACTGTTTTTTCAATTGGCTGTACAACATTTGTGACTGCACGGCTAATTGCTGGCGTTGGATCGAGTTGTGCTAGTGCGCCCATTTGAACCTCAGTGTTGCTTTATAAGTTCTGAATAGACCATCATCTATTTTTTCTATCTCTGATGGATGAGTAAGTTGTGCAATCAATTCATTGATCCGAGGGTTGTCGTAAAAAGTAACGGCATAGTCAAATCCTTGATCTTTCAAATCATCAAGATACTTTTGCACATTGATTACTAAATCTTTGGCTCGTTCACCATTTATGCAATGAAATTCAATGCCGTTGTTCTCAATCTGCTTTGTCAGGATCAATGTGTCGCCCTGACGCACAACAAAGTTGCCTGTCTTTGGTGAGTTCATCAATCCATTAAAGTAGGCATCAACAGTCATAGCAAAGCCAGCATAATTCTTTGCCAAGTCTTCAGAAAGGATTTGACGAATATCTTTCATCAAACAGTCCCATTAGCCACAATGTTGCCCAACACAGTCAGATTCCCTGATGTGTCAATCTTCATCACATCTGTGCCAGATGCCCTGATATACAGATATGAACCGCTTTCAACAAAGCTGAAGTTTGTAAAAGTTCCATCTGCTTTGGTGGCAATGGCAGTCTGAATGTTGGTGAACTCAGTGTCAATCTCAGTACCTTTGACAACCTTGTTTGAGTTCCCAGGCGACAAAGCATCTTTAGCCGCAAAGTTGGTGGTTTTGGTGTAGTTACTCACGATACATCCTTATACTAGTTTGCCATTCTTGGCTTGAATCTCAATCTTTTGAATGCTCACAGGATAACCATTGATTTCAGTCTCATAACCCGTCTGCACAGTCTTGCCAGAACCAGTTGTTTGACCAACCAATGTCTGCAAAGCAATGCCCTGCGAGTAATAAGCCACTGGTGAACCATTTGCACCATATTCAGCAGTCCCATACTCAGCAACAGTAGAGACAGGAATCGTCAATGTCGTTGAGTAGTACTGACCAGAGAAGTCATATCCCCACTTGATGATGAAGCCTTGATTTGACCCACCAATCACCACCACAGCAATGCGCTTCAAAATAGATGTGACATTGGGCTGCCCCAAATCAGCATAGGTGGTGAAGTACTGCATCCGATATGTGGATGTATGGTCAAGATATGTCCCATACTTTCCTACATACCCATTCTTGCCAATCAACAAGTCTCCATTGCGTCTGGCAAGGAAAGCCGTTGGCGTGATGGAATCCCACACAGTTACCCTTGAAGAACCATCTTGCAAAGCCGCCTTTGTGTCAAAACAATAGGTTTGTGTGGCTGTTGGGAAGTTAATCAGGTAAAAAGCATTTGCCTCGGAATAGACCGCCTTGATGTTGGATGCTGTCTCAGCGGCAACAATCGTCATCAAGTCATTGCGGACATTCTTAGACAAGTCACGCAAAGGTGCAGATTTTTCCTGAATGGTTCTCAGGAATGAGCGAATACCACTGTTTGACAAGAAGATCACATCAGTGCCAGTGTTGGCAATCGAATCCCTTGCAATGCAACCAATGTTGCTCACGGCATCACTCAAAGTCATTGTCGATGGCGTAGTCGCACCAGAGTAAATCAGGATTTGACGCTTGCCAAAGATTAACAAAAAGCCATTGTGTGCTGCCAAACCAGTGATTTCATCTGAACCATTGGGCCACACCTGGGAAACATTCAAAGAACCAGATGTTCCTGTTGACCAAATATGCCCTGACAACAAGTCAGAGAAATAGACAGTCACATTGTCAGCAGTGGTGTTAGCCGCCCACAGTCGCCCATAAGCAGAGATAACAATGTTTGCTTGAGGAACAGTGGCAACATAACCTGTTTTCTCGGTTACACGCCTGTATGTGCTGGTGCTGACAGCAGGGTCATACACCAATGCGTCATGACCTGTCTGGAAGAAATATGTGATTCCATTCAAAGAGGCACACTGCCAATTGCTTGCAGTAATGGTTGGGGCAACCCCTCCCCCCCCATATGTCAATTCAGTAACAGATGTGCCACTGAGTTTGAATAACTTGTTGTTGCCAGCAAACAAAACAGTCAAAGTGCCATCTGTTTGCACCAATTCATGGATGACACCAACATTGTTTGCACCCAGATTGCCAGAGGATGTATTTACCCTTGACCAACCCTTGCGAGAGCCAATGCGCCCATATTGGTCAATCACGCAGTTTGTGGCAATCGCAGCATATCCAGCCGCTAAATCAAGCGGAGAATCCTGTGTGTTGACCCCATAAAAGCCTGGAGCCGATACAGAAAAGGTCTGGATTTGCTGTGTCATTGCGGGACAAACTCCTGATTCTCAGGATAGCGGTTGCTCTCCAAAGCAATGTAGTCCGACAACATGGATCGGAACAGTGAATAAGCCTCAGATGAAGACAGACCACCATCTTCACCACGCTCAACCAATGCCCTGGCGTATGCACCTTGTGCAACCACCACATCAGGAACAAGAATTACAGTGCTATCAGCCGCCAATGTAGCCTGTGGAACTGCCAAAGCAAACATGATGCTGTAAACACCATCTGGCCTTGGATATAGCGTGATTTTGGTGTCGTAACTACCATTTACGCCTTCAAAGATATATTCACTTGGGATGCCCGTCATAATCGTAGAGAAATTCTGCTTACGATTCATGTCCACAAATGTGATGTTTGTCAGACCAATGTTGCTTGTTGCGTTGATGGCATCAAGAACTTGGAACTTTTGACCAGCACCAGTTAATGCGTACTGGTATGTGCCAGCGACAGTGCTAATCGTGACAGTTTGACCAAGCGCATTCCAACCAAAAGCATCCTCAACTTGACGCTTTGTGTCATTGACAAACTTGGCAATAAGGGTGGAATAGGTGGTTTCGTTGTAAGTTGTTACAACAGGCTCACGCAAACGAATCAATACATCGTTGACCAGTTCAAGAAATGTCATTGGGATGCCTCATTTCGCTTTTGCTTTGTTCCTTGCGGATATAGCTTTAGCTTTTGCCTTTGCATCAGCTTTGGAGTTAGCACCCCATGCTTTTAGCGAAAGAAGCAGTCTCGTTGGTTCACCATTCTTGTACTCGGGGCCATCCATATTGCCCATCCGAGCCAAGAAACTTGCTCTGCGGGGATTATCCCCTGATTTGACAGGAGGTTTTAGATTCCCGCCAGTTGCCGCATTATAAGACGCTCTGCCCTTGGCATTCAAGCCGCCTTTAGGATTTTGACCAGCTTTTGTCTGCCAAACAGGAGATTTCATTTTTTCCTCGCGGCTCTCATATTGTCAATTAG